AGAAAACTGATGAGTTCTAAATTGTGGTGAATCGTACAACATTGCCATATAAGGATTTCGTGCAACACCGGCGCCGGCAATAGCACCTTTCAGTGCTTTACCTGCAGCTGCGCCAATAATACCAGGGCCAATACCACCAACTGCGGCGCCAACTGCGCCAGCTACACCTTCTTCTGCTCCTTGAAGAGCATAATAAACACCTGCGTCAACAACATCTTTTCTTGCAACATTTGCCATTGTATCAATAATGCCTTTAACTCCGCCACTAAGACCAGCAGCTCCAAGGGAAGCGCCAGCCATACCTGCCACACCCAAACCTTCAGCATTATATGTTTGACCATATTGTGTTTGTAAGTTTGAAGGCATTGGTAAAAATATTCTTAACTTATCTTGACTAATTGGAAAGTCATCCTGTTTACGTAAAACAGGAGCGTTTACTCTGAAACACATCCAATGATCAATTTCAACTAAATTTTTTGGATATATTAAACTTTTTTCACCTGCTGCTAAAGCTGCTTCTAATTCATCTTTTGGAGTTATATCGTCAAATCCCCAATCGTCAAAATTTTCTTCTGCCATCGAATAAATATCCTTATACAACGGTTTTTGATTATTTATAATGAAATACGATCAAGGAAGATTTAAACCCAGAAACCCAAACAAGTACAAAGGAGACCCAACCAATATTATTTACAGAAGTAGTTGGGAACGGAAGTTTGCGAACTGGTGTGATCTAAATGAGGCTGTCATACAGTGGCAGTCAGAGGAATTTTTTATTCCATACAAAAACCCAATTGATGGCAAGTACCATCGATATTTTCCAGATTTTCTTGTCAAGATAAAAACCGCTGAAGGTGTTTTGGAAACTTGGGTGGTTGAAATTAAACCAATGAATCAAGTCAAGGAACCAAAAATACAAACTCGAAAAACAAAAAAATATATCACAGAAGTCAAGACATATGCAATCAATCGGTACAAATGGGATTATGCTTTGGAATGGTGTAAAGATAGAGGCTACAAGTTCATTATACTTACAGAAAAAGAATTGAATATTTAATATAAATAATGAAAAGGAGTTTGACTTGGTAGCATATATCTTTGATAAAATTCTAACACAAGGCGTGAGAGCAGGGCAAATACCAGCGCGTACTGATGCCTCTCGTAGTTGGTTTAGAGATAAAGCAGCTGGTACTAAAATTACGCCAAACAGGATAGTTGCTACTGCTGCACAAAGAGAAGGTGGATCTGCCGCACTAAGTAGAATGATACCTGGACAAAATGGTATTGGTAGAATGTATATGTTTTTTTATGATCCAAAACATAAACAAACTCTACCATACTATGATAGATTTCCTCTTATCTTTAAAGTCAAAGATGTAGAGGGTGGTTTTATTGGTTTAAACTTACATTATTTACCACCAGTGTTACGCGCAAAACTAATGGATGCATTGTATAGCATAGCGAGTGATACAAGATATGATGAGAATACAAAAATAAAATTGAGTTATGATATATTAAAAGCATCAGCAAAATACAAATGGTTTAAACCAACATTGAAAAAGTATTTAAACAACCATGTACGATCCAGATTTATTCTTGTTGATTCAGTTGAATGGGACATGGCATTATTCTTACCAACAGAAAGATTTGCTAAATCAAATAAACAAAGAGTCTGGAAAGACAGCAGGGCACTAATCTAATGGCATTTAACGTCAATCAATTCCAAGCAGAGATGACCAAAAACGGAATCGCTAAGACAAGCGATTTCGAAGTTGAGATTACAGGAGCACCAGTATCTGGTAATGTTCTTGAACCAAGTCAATTATCTCTTGGTTCGATTCTCTCGAATCCAGTTGGTACTGTTACCGATGCTGTTGGTGATTTTCTTGGTGGTATCTTTGGTACAGGAACTGGTGGTGCAAGATCAATGTCGTTTAGAATTGATTCTGTGACTTTCCCACAGCGGTCTCTTGCGCGTATCGATTACAAAGATTACGGTGCACCATATAATATTGGTAGTCTTGCAAACTATGTTAATATCGATTTCTCTGTTATTCTCAGCCCAGATTTAAGAGAGCGTGAGTTCTTCATGCAATGGCAAGATCGTGTTACAGGTAATCATAGAACAGGCGGTTCCAACTTTGATATCGGTTACTACGATCAGTATGTACTCAAACAAGGATTTACAATTTATCAACTGAATCCAAATGGGCAAAGAACATACGCTATTCGTCTTGTTGATTGTTATCCAGAACAGATTGCATCATTATCTGGAAACTGGAGCACGACCGACGTACAAAAACAAAACGTCACAATGGCATATAGATACTTTACTGAAGAAAGACTTGAAACATCATTCACCTTTGATGCTGATAATGTATTGTCTGCGTTTAATGCTGCTAAAAATCTACCAAACCAAATCAAAGGAAGATCTTTTGATGCACTAAACAGAGCGGGGTTCCCACTTAGATTTTAATAATTGAATTGGAGTTATAAAATGGCTTTACCAAAGTTAGTTACACCTGAATTTGAAACTGTTATTCCTTCGACTAAAGAACCGATTAAGTTTCGCCCGTTCTTAGTGAAAGAAGAAAAGATTTTATACATGGCTCTTGAGAGCGGCCAACAAAGAGATATTTTTAACGCAACGAAATCTATTCTTGAGAATTGTATATTAACACCTGGTATTGAGTTTGATAAACTTACATCATATGATATGGAGTATTTATTTTTAAAACTAAGATCAAAGTCTGTTGGTGAAAATATTAGTTTAAACCTTAGACACACAAACGACGATGATTGTAAACATTTGACTGAAGTTCATATAGATGTTGATCAGATTGATGTTCAGTTCGATGATAATCATGAATATAAGATTGATATCGGAAATGGTATTGGTATTAAGTTAAGTGATCCAAACGCTTCTATCTTCATGAAGTATCAACAAAATGAAAACGAAATTGAAAATATGTTAAATATTATGTATGAATGTGTCGAGATGGTTTATGATGAGAACGATGTGTATGATGAATTTACAAACGAGGAATTTCAAGAATTTGTTGGACAATTAACAAAAGAGCAATTTGAACCGATTGTTGATTTTTTCAACACGTTACCAAAATTAAAACATGATGTAGAATATACTTGCAGTCAATGTGGTAAGAATGAAAAGATTACACTGGAAGGATTGCAAAGTTTTTTTACGTAGCACTCAGTCATGATTCGTTGTATAACATATATTACATTAATTTTAATATGATGCAACATCATAAGTACTCATTGACTGAGTTGGAAAACATGATTCCTTTCGAGAGGCAAATATACGTTCAGTTGTTATTGAATTATCTTGAAGAAGAAAAACAGAGGTTGGAAAATCAATAATGGCATTACCTAATCCTAATCCTAGTGGTGGTGGAGCTGCAGCAATTCAGTTTCCTGGAAACTTTGTTAGCCAAGAAAACAAATATAAAAAAGAACATCTTGAACTTCTCAAAGATGGGTTTGATAGTATTCGTGACTCTTTGAATGTATTGTCTAAGAATATTGCTGATCTTATTTTCTTTTTAAAAGGAAAGTTTGCTGAGCAAGCAGATTTAAAAACTCAAGAAAGAGACGTAAAAGACGTTGCTGGTAGTGTAGCAGGTAAAGATGATTTATTTGGCAACTTGAAAGATTTAAACATAGGATTTGGTGATATATTATTAGGTGCTATTGCTGCTTATGCTTTAGGTATCGACAAGTATATCCGTACAGTATTTCTCTCTAAAACGATTGCACAATTTGCAAAAATTCCTGAAGCAGTTTCAGATTATTTCAAAACTCTGAGGAAGGCTTTCAAAGCAGGCATGCAAGATTTGCCAAATTTAATGAAAACTATAAAACCGTTGAAAGAATTGGGTAAAATAGGAACCTTTGCTTTTACTTTAGGCAAGTATCTTAAACCTATTATAAATTTCTTTTCACGACTTACCAGTGTATTTAAAATCTTTGGAAAGCTGACAGGTATAACAGGTACAATTTCTAAAATTGCTCCAATGTTTGCTAAGATCATGCCGATTTTAAAAGGCATTGGATCCAAACTTCTCTTACCATTATTTGCAATATTTGATTTTGTGTCTGGATTTATCGAAGGATTTGCTTCGAAAGGAGAGGGTGACACCAGATCTACTATGGAAAAACTACTAGATGGTCTTGCTGGTGGTTTCATCAAGATGATTAAAGGAATCTTTATTGTGCCCCTTGATTTGTTGAAACAGGGGGTTTCTTGGATTGCTGGAAAATTAGGATTTGAACAATTTGAGAAATTTCTTGACGAAAAAGTATCATTTAATGATATGTTTGATGGTATACTAAAATTTGCGAATAGTTTAGTTAAATCGATTTCAAACATTATCGATGATATCAAAAAATGGTTTCAAACAAACATAGTTGATGCGTTTGCAGATATATCGTTTGACCCTATATTAAAAAGTTGGGAAAATGCTTTTAGTGGATTAAAAAACTTTGGCCAAAAAGTCTATGACACGTTCATAAAACCAATCGTTGATAAAGTATCAAGTTTATTTGGCGGGGATGAAGGTGACGAAGCAGCCGCCGGTAGTAATTTTGATATCTCTAATATGTTTGGTGATATTGATTTTAGTTTCCTTAATCCAATGAAGATTGCAAGCAAAATAGGTGAAATGATTAATAATGCATTGCAATCTTTTGCGCAGTCTCTTGATAATAGTATCGTACCAGGGACTGGATCATTAGCAAAAATGATTGCAAATGCTGGTGTGGGTATAGCTGAATATATGGGTGCTGAAAACATTAAAAAATTCAATGCTGACTCTAAATCCGCCGACAAAATGGACATTGTAAAAGGATCATTGCAGACACCAACTCTAACCAAAGAAGGCAAAGACGTTGCACAAAAGTCATCAGAGGTAGGAGCAAGTCAGAGAAAAGAGACTGGTGGTAAAGGTGGATCTATTGTTGATGCATCACAGAACTTTCAAAAAGGTGGCGACAAGATTGATGTTATGGTTGCACAAGGAAAACCTGCAGCGACTTCTGGTGATCTTGCTCTTGGTACTTTTGGTCCATCCCACTAAAAAAGAGGGGACCCAGTGGATCCCCTCATAAAAGAGTTACGGTACCGAGCCGCAGTGCTCTTTTTAATCTTCCTCAGCCAGTTGCTTAAAGAAGTCTAGGCTATCATCAGAAGATTCTTCACTCCATGGGGTATCATCAGCATCAACCTTTGGAGCGGCAGCTTGACGAGGTTGATTGAAAGTATCCTCATCAAGTTCATCAGCAGTAGAAGACACTGCCGATGCACCAAGAACACGATTCAACCGAGCTTGCAGTTCATCATATGACTTGAAGTTCTTGGCATCTAGGAAGTCTTGTAGAGAATATTCAGTGCTCCAAACCTGCTCTAGAGTTTCATCGTCATCGAGCAGAGGAGAAGGAGAATCGAATTCAGACTTGTCGTAGTTGCGATAACCTTCGACATTGCGAATCTTCATCTTGAAGTTTGCGCCTTCCCAGAAATCAAAAGGATTCACGGGAGACTCATCTTCAAACTCAGGCGACATAAGATCATTAACTTTGTCAAAGACCTTCTTGCCGTACTTGAAAAGGAAAACCTTACCCTCGTTTTCTGGGTGAGCAGGATCCTTTACAACATAGATGTTTGAGATGTAGGAAAGGCGACGCTTCTGCTTACGAGCCTGTTCCTTACCAGCTTCATCTCCACGATTCCAAAGAACGGTATTATATTCACCGACAGGATCTTTCTTATTGAGAGTCGTAAGTGAGTTCTCAATATACCAGCCACCTGGACCTTGGAAGCCATGAGAGAAGAGACGAACCCAAGGCAAATCCTCGCCCTTTGGTGCGGGAAGAAAACGGATAACAGCATAACCATTACCAGCCTTATCGACCTCTGGTTGCCAGAAGCGATTATCTGCACCACCTGATTGTTGAGTTCCTTGAAGTTTGTTTGTCTCAGATACGATCTTATCGTACATTGACTTGCGAGAACGCTTGAGTTCAGCGAATGATGTTGACATTTGTATTTCTCCGTATTAAGTTGTATTTCATCTTGTCCACAGTATCATAATATAATAGTTTATTTATACTATGATAATTCAATAAAGTAAATAGTTTTTTAGAATAAACTTTGCTGCCTTTCATCAGAATAACAGTTTAAAGGTACGATCGAATTTTGTTCAAGTTGATCTTGAAGATAACAAATTTCCTTTTCCAAATCAACAACTCTTTCTCTTAAAAACCGAAGTTCTCCCTCATATTTTTCTACTTCTTTATTCATGGATTTTCTCCTTTATAATCTTTCGAAAATGAAATGGATCGTAC